GCAAGCGTATCTGCGGTAATGGTTACCGCAATTACATCGGACATACCCATAATCTTCTCCTAAAAAGAAGGGGCGTTGCCGCCCCTTAAAAGCTTACAACTAAGCATTGTATCCGAAGAATTCAATAAGGATCTTGCCTGCGGTGTAGTCTGCGTTAGTTGCCGCACCTGTTACCAAGTACATAAACTTACTGGCAGCCGGAGGGACAGGAATACCAAGAACAGAACCAGCGGCTAGGTCGCCAGAGTTCAACATTTGAACTTGATTAGTTAAAGATGTAATTGCAGCATCTTCAGCACCTGTTGATTCATCGGCATACCAAAGGTCGATGTCTGGATCGCCGCCAGCAGGCGTTTCTATGCATGTAAGCTTACCGCCTAGAATCGTGCCGTTTAAGGCTACGGTTGTAGTACCTATGTTGGAACTAGCAGTGCCCGCTTTACCAATGATGTCGCCGCTGCCAGAAGACGCTAGGCCAGTAAGATCCATAAGGATGCTTGTGTGCCACATGCCACCAGCTTGAGTAACAGTAGATGCATAGATAGTGCCGGTTCCGGTAGTAATACCAGTGCCTGCTTCTGGGCCTGCATTGCCTGTGAGTGTTGTTACGCCAGTTACACCAAGGGTGCCGCCTATAGAAGCGTTAGTGCCGTAAGTAGAATTAGTAGTTACCGCGCCGGTTGTTGCGCTTTTGGTAATATCTGAAAATCCGTTCTCTGAGCGTACTGCTCCAGTAAAAGTAGTATTCGCCATGATAATCTCCTGTCGTGGCTAGTGTCAGATACGGGATGTACCTGTCAGGGATAGGAGTGTTATACAGGAGAAAAAGAAAAGGGGCAACAAGTGCCCCTCTCTTTTTTTAGCATATCAGCAGGATTATGCGGCTCCAGGAGAACCGAAAATACCACGCCAATCACTAAAGCCGAAGCTGTAGCGTTCTCTTGCTTTATAACGAACATTTCCGGTTTCGAAGTCACCTTCCATGTTAGTTGATACAGGAGATCGTACAAAATGCTTCAGACCGTTAGGCACGTCAGTCTTCAGGAAGAAGGCATCAGTATCTGTTAGATAATGATTAACCGTATATCCTTCAGGAACCATACCCATATTACGGAGAGCATTGATATCGTTATCCGCAGTACCTACGCGTCCTGGAGTTTCCAGTAGACGGTCTGCAACGAATTGCAGAGCAGATGGGATAATCAACTTACGGGCTTGAGCATTGATCTTTAGACCACGCTCATCTTCGAAAGCTGCAATATCAATCAACGCTTGTTCTAATGAAGTCTCATTCAAATCTGCTGCCGTTGACAGTTCATTGCTTTGATCTTGATTACCAACCGTTGGGTGATCCGTTGCACATAGTTCTTTGCCGTCACCGCCTAGAAAAGAGCTACTAAACGCATTGTTCAATACGTTAGCTGCTTTGATCTGCTTGGTCTGCATCATAGAACGAGCAAGTGCTCGTGTATAACGCGAGGACAAAGTGTCGTACAAGTTATCTTCGATAGCTTCTTCAGTTAAAGAGAAAGCCAATGCGATAGTTTCATGCGAGTACCGTGCAGTAAAAGACTCTTGAGCAGTATCATAAGATACGCCAGAACCTTCAAACTTTACAGGGGCTTCACCGAAACCAGTAAGCATTACTTCTTCTTCGAAGGCTCTTTCAGAAGTCTCCGTATCGAAGATTTCTTCATGCTCTGGTGCATAGCGTTCATACTCTAAACCAAAGAGAGCGTGAAGGCCAGGAACAAGCTCTTTTACGAGTTGCGCTCTATTAATAGCCATTAGTTACTCTCCTTAAACAGCGAATATGTTGGTTGGGAATGAAAAGTAACCACGGGCGTTAGCACCGATTTCATTACTTGGCGAATCCACAAACCTATTCAACAACGCAATGCCGCTGCTCGTAGTTGCTGTTACACCTTCTTTGGAACGTCCATTGTTGGTGCTACCAGCAGTTGTGGTGATAGTATACTTACTACCAATGAAACTTACAGCAGGAGTGCCCGCAGTAAATTGTGCTTCATACACGATAGCTGGGTCGGTATACACATACGCCTCTGCATCTGCAGAACCTAGCGTAGCTACGCTAGCTGTCCACACATTAGAGTATGTAGGTGTGCCGTCAGTGGCAGTGTAGAAAACGCCAGCAAAAACTCCACATGGAGCGCCTGTGGCAGTGCCTTGTACAACATACCCAGAAGAAAGAATAACTACATCTCCAGTGAAGATGGAAGCATTCGTTGCACTTGCAATACGCAATTTCTGGGGACGTATCGTACCACCGTAAAGATGGTAGGCTGGGGTGAACCCGTTAGGGGCATCAGTATTAGCCATGATTTAATCCTTTAAGGAAAATGATGAAATTTAATCAGCAGCCGGTTTACGACTACCGAACTCTACTTTAGAGTCCCTGCGAATATCACTTTTTCTTAGTGGCATACGAGGGTCACTATCTCGCAGCAAATCATTGTCAACACCATAGAGTTGGTCAGCAGTCTTTCCGTTGAAATATGCGTTCCGCTCATCTACAGTCTCGTCAGGTATTTTTGCGAGAATTAGGCCACCTACACCAATCACGCCAGCGTGTCGTCCGTCGTCAATAGTAGGAGCGTCAAAATCAGGATGATCTTCTGCTCTTACTGGCTCGAATCCTTCGCGAATACGTTTAGACATATTTGCTCGATCATCGTGCCCACGAACTTCTGCACGAACCCATCTGTGTTTATAGCCTGCAGGGGCATCAGGGGCGTCTAGCATTGAAGGCGGTTGCCAAGGTTTGCGGCGGGTTGTTTTATCCCGTGTTTCAGCAGATCTGGAGGTGCGATCTGTCATTTTCATCTCCTATACAAATTTTGCGTACTCTTCAAGAGGCACACCAATACGTTTAGCTATTGCTATCTGTGATGGTGTGAGTTTAACACTGCGTGCTCCTTTTTTAACAGCTCCAGCACCACGGCTAGATCCTGCTACGGCAGATTGCACGTTTTTCGTCTCATCGGCGAACTTTTGTGGAAAGAGGTCTCTCATTTCAGAATCTACTCGTTGATAATAATGAGTAGAACTAGGAGGAACCCCTTCCTTTATTAATTTTTGGTGAACACCCATAGCAGCATACGTCATGCCTTCGTCGTCACCAAACCAACTGTTCTTTTCTGCCCACGCTTCTGCAGCGCGGTCAGGAGCAGCTGGTTGCAAATTTCTTTGCTGTGGCGCAGCAGGTTGAGACTGTTGAGGTCTGTTTTTCTGCTGTGCTATTAATCTTTGGGCATTTTGCGCTTCATAAGAAGTTTTAGCAACTGCTTCTGTAGCTAATGATATTGCTTCAGCATCGCCTAGTTGTTGAGCTTCAACTAAAGCGCGACGAGCGCGTTCTTTATCAGAGTCAATTCTTTGTGCGTATTCGTTAACTAATGTAGTATCAGAAGATTGCAACTTACTTTGTAGTGAGTTGTTATGCTCAGATAACTTCTTAGCGAATTCAACTGCTTCTTCTCTCTGACGTTCAGCTTCCCGCATACGATAAGTTAGTTTATCAATACGCTTTTGAACACCGTCGCTATAATCTTCTAGCTCATCAGCATTGCTTTCTTGAGGTGCAGACATATCGAAGTCTTGAGAAGACTCCTGTAATACATCAGCTTCTCGTGGATCTACTTCTTCATCTGGAAGTATAAGTTCAATTTCTTGAGACTCAGACATTTTATATCACCTTATTGCAGAATATCTTCTGGATTGTTTACAGTAGCTAAGATTTCATCATCGTTTAAAAGACGCATATCGCCTCCGTCAATGTTAAATCTTGCTCCTGCGTAGCGACCAAATATTACCCAATCACCCTCTTCACACCACGGGCCTTCAGGAAATTTATTTGTATCGGAATAAGCATCTGGGCCTTTTCTTACAACAAGCCCAACTACGGTAGCTATCCGCTCTTTATCAAGAGTTTGTTTAGCTAACATAATGCCGCCTTTTGTTTTCTCCGGAGGAGTAAACGGGAGGATTAACATACGATAACCCGTAGGGTTCGGTAGTTTATCCGCATGAGATTCTAAATTCTCAGGAGTTATTGCTTCCTTTTTAGGTTCTAAAGGCGTATCAGAACCAAAATTTAAAACTCTGTTTGGGGTAGCAGCTGTGCTACTTAGGTCTATTTCATCAGTCGTCTTCGACATCTTCCATCCTTCCATGCAGGGTAGTTATCTCTTGTTCAGCAAAATTAAGCCCCGAAATTTCACCAACTATTCGTTGGTACTGAACAAAGTCTTGTGCGCCACCAGTGGCGAGTGTATGCGTGAGATCCGCTTGTCTCTCACGTAATTTGCGGAGTAAATGCTCCGAATATTTTAAAAAATCCATTAGTTAATGTAGCTAGTAAAATCCAAACCTTTAGTAGCTGCACCAGTACCTTTTGTTTTTACTTTCTTTCCTTCAAGGTTTACGGTCTTTTCTTTAAGCTCCGTAGCCTTAGCAAAACCTTCGTTAGAAGGCTCTGGTATAGAAGGCATAGTTTTTGCAGCCTGTTTATTACTGGGAGACGGGTAAGGCATCTCTTTAGATCGAAAATTTCTCATTTCTTTTTCTTTCCTGTTGCCCCGCCTCTTTTCATCATAGGCATTTTCTTAGAAGATTTTCCACCATTCATCATCTTCTTAGGCATCTTTTTGTTTGCTTTTTTTCCAGGCATTTTATTCTCCTTCAGAGTATAAATTATTAAACGTAATGTTCGGATCCATATAGCTGTCATCACATTCGGCACTATGAACGTGTTGGCTAGGATAAAAGTCCGGCGCTCCTGAACCTGTTTCCCATAACGCTGGATTAGTCGCTCTTACACGATTATTAGGTAACGCTATAATATTACCCGTCCATTTCCCAGCATCAGTTAGCTGAATTACATGATTCTGCTTATGTTGTGCAGGATCATCAGCAATATCA